ATATTTTTTTCAAGCATTGCTTTTTCTTCTTCATCAGGAGTTACCTCAATAAAAATACCAAAGTCACTTAAATATAAATTTGTTATTTCATTTAATACAGAAACATTGTATTTACCAATTTGGTTTATAAACTCTTCTTTAAAGTCAGCATACTCTAAAACATCAGCTATTCTTGATGACAACGCAGTTGCTAAATTTTGAGTAATACTTAAACCTGCTTGTAAAATGTGTCTAGTAGCTGTGTTGCTATTTAATGCAGCCATTTTTTGTAATCCTACTAATGAGTTTTCATCTGGTAAAGATCCGTCTCTAGCTTCATTTAATCCTGAAACATCTCTCATCATATTTAAATAATGATTATATGTACCAATTAAACTTTGTATTTTAGATTGACCAGAACTAGCTGTTAATTGTTGAATAGGAACTTTAGCTTGATTGTAATCTCCATCTTGAGTATAGCTTCTACCTATAACAGAACCTGTTTGAAAATACATTCTTAATGCATCTTCTGGATTATAAGCAGCTCCATTACCAAGGTCAACCTCGTTTAATCCATCTGCATCTATAAAGACACCATCAGGAACAACCTTAGATAATACTTGTTGTAATTTTAAATGTGTAATCTGAATCAAATCAGCAAACGTAATCATACGTCTTACTAAAGATTCAACAACACCTTTGTACATTCTAGGTGCGCAAGCTATATATTCTGGATATACATTTTGACTAGCTGATTGTGGTCGTGCCATATTTTCTGCCATTTCCCACTTCAGCATAATGTTAGTACCCATAACCATAACTCCCTCATACCATACGTCAATAGTTTTAGAAACTTTTTTAAACTTACCCTCTTCCATCATTTCAACAGAAGGATTAAAATCATCTGTTTTTTCAATAACTTTTTCAGCACCTACATTATTAATTTTCTTTTTATAAGTAAATGTGTTTGTGGTTTTGTAATTAAAAAACAAAACTGTAGCGCTATCTTTACTGAATAAACTATTATTATAAAACTGAGATGTATTGTGATAATCGTACCAGCTTTGACTGTATTTAGAAATTTCTTCCATATCCTCTTTAGTAAGAGTTGGATCTATTTTCTTCAATTCAATTATTGGTAGTGTTTTTATTTCACCCCAATAGAAACAATCTTTAAAATGAGGATCTTCAGTATAGCTATAAACTAAATTAGCTGGATCTACATAATCTATTTTTATTCCATCACCAGGTAAAAAAGAATGTCTAGCTACAGATATACCTAAAACTGTTTGATCGTAATCTAAACGTCTTTTTATTTCTAAATATTTATTTTCTTCAAATACAGTATTTATAGCTTCTTCTTCTGCTATTTCTATTGATGGTTTATATTTCATCTGCATATGTAGAGCCAATTCCTCACTATCGTTAGGTAACTCATCTACATTACTAGAAAAAGCATTAACATCAAAATCTTTATTTACTTGTGTGATTAATTCTTTAGAAGCCATATCAGCAGCTATCATACGCTGATACTCATTTCTTCTGTCCATAGACATAGCGTCTTGTGCATACGCCTTTACTTGAAATATCCTATCTGACATTCCGTTAACAACAATATCTACAAACTTTGGAATTATAGGAACAGGAGTCCAGTCAAGATTTAAATAACTTAAATCACCATCTACCGCCAACTCGTTCTTGTATTTAGATACAGACTGTTCGCCTCTAGCATAAAGTCTTAACCTATGAAAGTCTCCCCATTGATTGTAAAACCTATTTGTATTTCCGTCTTTTCTAAACCACTCGTATTGTATGGCTTGCCCTATTTGTAATCCAAACTCTAGAGTCTTCTTTGTTGAATCAGAAACAAACTGACTTGGAAAACCCATAGGATTAATGTCTATTTTTACATCTTGCATTTACCTTATAATTTTGCTGTAACTTCCCTTATTGTCATATCTTGCAAAGTTAAACTTTATTTTTGACTCTTTTTTAACGGCTTGATACAAATGCTTTTGTATAGCCATTAATGCTAATCCAGAACTAATTGTTGCATCAAACTTAGTTCTATTGTTTATATCAAACCTAGCCCAATCCTCTAAAGTACGACTAAAATACATATTTCCAATTAAATCAGGGTCTCTATAATCTCCACTAAAATCAATTCCTACATATTTTTCTATGTAAGATTCTATAGACGCAGCGTGCGATTGTTTAACATCCTCACTAGAGTTTGGTATACCTCCTAGCTCTTTTTCTGTTTTTGATAATTTGTTATATGCTTTATCAGGTCTATTAATACTATAACCTCTATAACCTCTGTTTTTAAAATGATATAATAATCTAGGTTTATTATTTTCAACTAAAATAGGCATACCATAAAAAACACAAGCCATTAATACTTCTTCAAAAAATATCTCAGCAGTCTGTGGTCTAGCTACATACTCTAAAAAAAACTCATTACTAGGAGCGTCATCCATATTAAATCTAGTTACTCCGTGAAGAGCGCCATTAGATCCACCACCACCTACAGTTCCTGATATATCATAGCTGTCACAACCAAATGCACCTATATGATCATTACCTGGAAACTTTCTACCGTTCTTAATATAACTATTATTTTGTAATTGTTTTTTAGGTGTCCAGGAAATTAAAAATCTACCCCTAGTATCTGGACTCCATAAAACTTCTCCATCTTTAACTCCATTCTTCCAAGTAAAATTACCTCTAGTTAAAAACCTGTCTTTTATTAAAGAGTCATTATAATCTATTTGCTGATATATTTTTGTTAGATTAAATAAAGACTGTTTACTTTCATCTCTAAATGCGTGTGACTCTGTTCTTGGAAATTGTCTATAAAATTCATTTAATGCATCTGCATCATTTTTCAAAGAGTCTACCTCATTTTGCCAATAGGTAACAGCACCTTTAGTGATCATTTCCCCATCAATACCCAGCTTGGGTATTTTTGGGTTATCTAAAACTGGCATACCATAAATATCAATAAATCCCTCCATATTATACTCCATTGGGACGAAAAGGGAATATAACCCGCTTTTAGTTTGACCATTTGAGTTTCTTTGATTTGTAGAGGAATCGTTATATAATTTTTTAAAGTTGTTACCACCCTTGTCTAGTGCGTTAGATGTAGATCCCATCATACACTTTCCTATAATTTTACTACCTAATCGTAAACAAGTTTTTGTTACCCTCCAGTTATTTAAAATATTACTTGGTTTTTCCCATTTACCACTTTCATCGTGAACAAGTAGCTTTAATTTTTCACCATCATAAGAGTTGTCTCCTGTGTTTTTCCAGTCAATAGTCGTATCCAATCCTTCTATCTGTTCATCGTCTTCTTCATACATATTTTTTTTAGTAATCTTTGACGCTGGTACACGATAAGCTAATTCTGTTTTAGGCTTATCCATACCATCTTGAACTGGTTTAAAAAAGAAAGGGTAATTGTTAGATATAGGAACTACTTTATCAGTAAACATTTTTTTTGCATCAGCTCCTGTTTTAGATAAAATACCTATCCTAGAATCTTTAGATATTGTAGCTATATTAGCACATTCCTCACTACCCATATATGAGAATCCAGAACGCCTAATTTTTAAATAGCATATACCAAAGCTTCTTTTATCTGCTTTACAAGCTTCCCAATAAATATAAAAAACTCTATTTGCTTCCCTAAAATCTGGTAATCCAATATCAATTTTAGTCCACTGCAAATACATATAATGAGAGCCAGTAATATATGTAGGCTTACCGTTGTTCATAAACCAAAAACCTTCATCTCTTTTATCAAACTCCGACTCAATATATTCTACCCACTGATTTTTAAAATTAGGCGAGGTTTGATTCCATTGAAATATTGTTGGTATTTTTTTAAGCAAAGAAGGAACTTCAAAAGATTCCCAATATTGTTCTGCTTTGGTTTCAGATCTTTTGTATACTTTTTTTGGTTTTTCAGGTAACCCAATTGCTAAACCATTTATAGAAATAACATCTCCTATTTTTCCATTTTTAGATATTACAACAACATTATATTTTTCATTGTACCCGTACTCCCAAGTCTTAGCTTTGTTTTTATTTGTAACAATACTTTTTGGTATGTAGTTTGGTAATTTTACATATAAGCTATTTTGATCTTCTTTCTGCAAATCCTTGAGAGTTATTGGTATTCTTTTTTACGTCAATACCTTCTATTAAATTTTTTTCAGCTTCAATCCTAGTTAATATTTCAAAAGCATCAAATATAGCTAACTTCTTAGTAGCTGCTGCATTTTTTAATTTGTCAGCCGCTAACTCATCATCTTCTCCATATTTAATAATATGTTCTTCAGCAACTTTTATAAGCTGCATAACAGCTTTTTCTCCTGCTTTTATTATCTGTAGCTTTATTTCTTTAACGTCCATATTATAAAACCATAGTTATATTATTAGTAAACATCCTATACAGTTTTTCTTCTTCCACAATAAAAGGATATTCGCTTTCAGGCTGAAAACAAATAGTATCACCCTCGTTTAATCCTTTTTCTAATAATTCAGAATTTATGTATTTTATAATACCAGTTAATGGTTCTTCAGTATTAGAACCTTTAATATAAGAATCTTTTTTTAATATTGGTTTTATCATTACATATTTAGAATGACATTTCCATTTATCTTTATGTTTAAACATAAAAAATTGATCCTCTTCTATAAAAAATAAATCATCTTTAAAAAAACTTTTACCGCTTTTTTGACGACCTTTTATATCATTATAAAATTTGAAAACATTATGATGGACCAACAGAATATCTCCTGGAGTAATTTCTCCCGTGTAGTTTATTGGGGTACTGACAACTTTTGCAAACCTATTGGAAACGGTATGATCTTCTTTGGAGGAACTCATTATTAAGTTCATATCCCCTATCTTCTTTATATTATCATACCTTCTTCCATTGTAAGGTTTTACAATGAAATAAAAAGGTGACTTCATTAGAAATTTATATTATATTCGATTGAAATAGGAATATTAGAATTAAATTCTTTCCACAAAAAAACTTCATTAGATCTTTCAATCCAAATTTTATAAGAATTTATATTTGCTTCTTTTTGAATTAAATGAATTTTATAATTTCCCCCAAGAACTTCCTGTCCAGCTATGTAATGCATAGCACTAGACTTATAGTCTGCTCCTATAGAAATTTTTCTAATATCCATTTAATTAAAATGTAGAATCTAATTTTAATTTTCTGTAAGTAATATTTATGTAAAGAGTACCATCTCCAGTTGTAGCATTTCCACCTGATAAAGTTATAGGTGTGTCAGCAGCTAATATACCACTAACAGGTTGTATTTTATACACTACATCTGATGTTGAATTTAATATCGATTGTGGTATTGTACCAGCAACATAAGATCCTATTTTTAAACTAGCATCCGAAGAAAAATCAAAAACAGTAGTGTTAAAATCCATAAATACAGAAACATTTGTAATGTCATATGTATATCCTTCACCAGGTGAGGCTATAATTGTATATGGAGTTGATAAAACTTGCAAGTTAGCAGACGAAATAGCAACAGTTATTTTTACTGTATCTACCCCTAAGTAAGCTTGTAGATTACTTATAGAGCAGTTTTTTGTTGCATTGCTGTTTTCGGCATCAGTCAATATAAAATAATCAGCACCATCTGGAGTTATTATTGGATATGATGATGTATTGCTAATTCTTGCCATAAATATTATTATTTACTCTTTATTGTTTTCTTTTTTTACTTCTTCAGCATCTTTTACTGATCCAGTTGCTAAATCAATTACCGAATTAGCTCCATACTTTTCTGACAACTCTTTTTCCACAGACGAAAACTTTCCTCTTATTGTGTCCAGGTCTTTAGTAAATAAAACTTGTTGATAAACTGAATCAGCTAATTTTAGTTTTACTTGAGTAAATTCTTGATTAAGAGCTTGTAAGTTCTGTAACTCTTCTGGTGTTAAATTTTTTGACATTTTAGATTATTTTAGATTAAATTTATATACAAATATAATAAATATTATTTACTCTCCATCAACAACTTCCTCTTCTTCTTCCGTTTCTGTTTCTGGTTCTGGAGTAGAAGGAGGAGTAGGTGGTTGTGGATTCATCCAGGTAAAATACAAGTCTTCGTTTACTGGTGTAATTTGAGACTCTATGCTTGCAGCTATACTTGCTTGCATTGCAGGAACATCTAAAGATCCTTCTAACCATCCAATGACTACATTCTCAAAAGCCTCAGTATCTTCATACGGAGTAAAAGGCTCACCTGCTACATACGTGTAACTTTGAGTTCCAATATTAGTTGATGAGTAAGTTTTACCTCCAGACTCTTCAGAGCCAGTGTACCTATAGTGTACTGTGTATATTACGTTGTCTTGTCCTTCTGATTGAATGTGAGCATTCATTGCTGGTATATCCCACTTATAAATAACTGCCATTGATTTTTTTTTAAATTAATTTATTTGTACAAATATACAAATTTTAAGTTTATGTTATGGAAAGCATAATCCCAATGAGGCTACTACTCCACTTCCACCTGTTATTCTATAATAACCAATTGTTGTCGGAGGTGTTGCTCCATTTTCGATTGTATAATAACCATTTGCAGTAAATGATGTTCCAGCAGAATTCTCATAAACAGTATCTCCTGTTGTCGGGTTGTTACCACTCCCATCGTGATATTTTGTTGTATTCACAGATTGAGTACATATAAATTTAGTATCTGCCTGCCCTGAGCCAGAACTAAATGATGTTGTTGTTGTACAAGTATTTATACTTGAAACTAAACCATTTGATCCAACTGTAATATATTGAGTTGACGATATTTTATAATTTCCAGCTGACAAATAAGGATATGTGCCACTGTTTGAAGAATAAGTAGTGTCGCCAGATACAGGTATTGTTCCACTACCATTATGGTAGTAAGTTTGATTCATAGTTGCACTACAAACACTGCCTGGGTTGTTGTCAACAGAACTACTAAATGAGCTTAAACCACAAGTGTACAATTGTTTTACTTCTCCACTTCCATTATCAAACCTATATAAACCTGTACCTCCTGAAGTATGACCAGTTGCATTACCCTTCCATAAATTATTGCTAGGATTATATTCGTTATTACCTGCTGCATCTGTATAAACAGTATCTCCTACTACAGGCGTAGAACCGCTTCCATCGTGGTAATAAATTGAAGCATAAAAACTACCATCAAATATATAGTTACAGGAATACGCTGGTGTTGCATTTGTAACCACACCAGAGTTAGTCATATAGAAAGCAGGTCCAATTGGCGTACAATCTTTATCGTAACCGTACCAGTCTGAAAATCTATATGGGTAAGCTATAGGCATAATTTATATTTTTTTTAAGGACAAGAACAACCAGCAGAAGTTATTACCCCAGATGAATTAACTAAAATGTTTGGACAGTTGTTTGAGGTACAACCGAAAAATGTTCCTTGACCAAATATCCAATATGAATAACTTTGTGAAGCACCTGTCCAGGCTGTATATGATCCATTTACATAATCATATAAAACATCATTTGCTACTAAACCTGTAATAGGATTTCTTGTTGTGTAAACAGTAACATTTGGGCTAGAAGGATAAGAAGCTTCTGTTAGAGTAATTTGGTAATAAGATCTACCAACTGGATTAGGTGTACAGTCATCGTTTACTGTAGGGTATGAATTACCAGAACCGTGAGAGTTTCCACCATTTATCATATCATACATAGATATTGGTCCAGTTATAGTTCCTGAACCCCAAGTGCCATATAACGCTTCTTGCGCTATAGATTCCATAGATAATGCTCCTGACGTTGGTACTGCCATTATTTAATTTGTTTTTTTAATTCTTCTATTTCCGCTTTTAATTCTTTTATAGCTTCTAAAAGTATAGGTGTTATTCCTTGATACCTTAAAGATAGTTTACCATCTTCATTTTCTCGAACAAGTTCTGGTACTACCTTTTGTACATCTTGAGCTATAAACCCTATATCTTCTTTTATATCTAATATACTATCACTTTCTTTCCAGTCAAATGTTACACCTTGTAGTTTTTCTACTTTATCTAAAGCGCTTTCAATTGGTTTTATATTCTCTTTATATCTTTCATCAGAAGGCGCGCCATATGCTATTATATCTCCTTTAACTGTCAAGTCTCCGCCGCCTGTAGTGCTTGTATCAAGTGTCATATAAGTAACCTCTGCTGTACCAGCAGCATCATTACTCCATCTAAAATTATAACCCTCTCCAGTTGTTACCTTAAATTGACCAGATTTATTACCTGTTGTATTTGGCTTTAAATGTAAAACAGCAGGTCCTGCTGTACTTGATTCAATTATAACGTGAGCGTTAATAGCAGTAAATCTTGCAATTGCACCACTCGAAGTCCCGTCTCTAACATCTAATAAATATGCTGGAGTAGTAGTATTTATACCGACGTTGCCATCATTACTTACTGTTAATTTAGCATCAGCAGTAGTTGCACTGTTTTGGTTTGCCTCATTGTTAACACACAAATGAAGTTTACCTCTTGAATAACTTAATCCTACATCTTCAAATAAAATAGCTGATTTAGTATTATTAGCTTCTCCTCCAATACCTAAACCTGTCCAAACACCTGCTACATTATTCGTACTACCTTCTATTCTAACAGCATAGGCATTATCATCATCTGTATGTACGTGTAATTTAGCACTTGGACTAGTCGTCCCGATACCGACGTTGCCGCCTGTAAATACGTGATAAGGCATAGGGCTTTGAGTACCAATATCGTATGACATATATCCAGAATTATTCTGCCCTACAAAACCATAATCACCTCCTGCTGTATCACCGTTAATAGCGTCGTAATAATTTCCAGCATTACCCGTACCTGAGTTAGTTATAAACCAAGCTGTATATCCAGAGCCGCTTCCCTCTAGTTTTGCTGTGTTACCTATTATACGTAACTTATTGGTCCCAGGACTAGTCGTACCGATACCGACGTTGCTTTTAATATAGGTTTGACCATCTGCTTGTATCGTAAAGACATCGCCGCTTGCAGCATATCCTCCAGAATATAAATCTGTGACTACAAACTTACCTTGTGATCCAGTATATGTAACGCCAATTCTTCCTACTGTATTAGTTGATGTTATACTGTCAGTAAAGTTAATAGCTGCTAAACCCCCTACGTTTCCACTCCATCCACCATCAAAGGCTAATTGTAAAAAATCAAAATCTGTTCCTCCAGATAGCATCGAAGTGGCAACAGTTAATTTAGATCCAGGATTATCCGTCCCGATACCGACGTTACCTCCACTTGTAATACGCATTTTTTCGCCAAAGACATTTGCACTTGCAGTTTCAAAAGTAATAGCACCATTTACGCTTCCTGTTCCTGTAACAGCTGTTTCCGAAATTCCTTTTATTTTTGAAAATGGAGTATAAGCTTGTGATAAAGAAGTTTCATTATTACTTGCAAATTCTAATATTCCAATATTTTGACCTACGTTTATGCTTGTGTCACTTGATGCTATTGAAATAGTAGTATCTGTTGCTGCTGAAACTTCAAGTTTCTTATCAGGAGTAGTCGTCCCGATCCCGACATTGCCGCTATCCCTTAATATTGCTAATTTTGTGGTTAATGAGGTTGTGCCAGTATTTATTTTAAAGGCATTATTCGTACTATCATAATGTACATAAACACCATTTGCATATGGAGTTGCAATACCTCCCTCTGTCATCCAAATACCGTTATTTTCTGCTCCAGTGTTTGAATTTAATATTATATTAGCCCCGTCTGTATCAACAATATGAAGTTTTTGTTGAGGATCAGTCATTCCTAAACTAAGATTTTCATTTACAAATTTAGCAGCGACAGATGCATTGTTAAATATCTGTACATAGCCTCCTGTAGTTCCAGGCTTTAAATTTATACCGTCTATGAGAGAAGTCCCAGGTTCCCCAATTTGAATAACATCACTGGCTTTCCCAATCAATCGTCTTAAATAATCAGAGCTTCCATCAAGAGTATAAATAAAATCTTCTTCAGCTATTACAAGTCCAACATCTGTTCTTGCATCATTAGGAGTACTAAAAGATCCACCCCTTACTACTGTTACTCCATTTACATCAAGCGGAGCCGCAGGACTAGTCGTTCCTATTCCGACGTTACCATCAAAATAAGATATACCACTTGAATTAACATCAAATATTGGTACACCTGATATATCCGATACTGCAAATATGCTTCCGCTAAGATCATCTGTAACTGAGAATAACTGACCTTGTGTTCCCTGTATGTCTAATTTAGCTAAAGGAGTTGTCGTCCCAATTCCGACGTCACCATCAGCAGTTACAACCATTCTTGCAGTTGATGCAGTAGATAATGTTATACCTGCTACCCCAGCTGTATTAGTCCCTTGTAAATCTATTTTTGATTCATAAGCAGCACTACCTAAGCCAGCGCTAAATACTAAATTACCTACAGCTGCTGTATTTGCAGTCGTTATAGTATAAGGATAAACACCTCCATATTCAATATAAGCGTTTGTTCCTAATTTAAAGCTACCATTAACTTCTAATTTTTTAGAAGGACTAGTCGTACCGATACCGACGTTGCCAGTTCCAGATCCGTAGTAAAGATCTTGACCGTTTCTTTGCCAGTTATTTACTTGAGTATTTGTAAAACTACCTGTCACAGATCCAAAAGCAGTAGTTTCCATACTTATAACCCATCCATCTTGCCAATTTGAAGCTATAGTATTATTAAAACCAGCCTCAAAGTCTGTAACAAAAACTTTAGGATATTGCCAAACTGAAGCTAATTCACCTATGTATATACAGCATTTACTGCCATCGTGACCAAATCTAATTGTAAAGTTTCTGTCAGAATTTGCTTGAGATTCTATATATGCAAATTCAGCTAACCAACTTCCACCACCGCTACTATAATTATAACCCCCACAATGCAACGTAAATGATTCGTTTGTTGTATACTCATACACCTTAATAGTCATCCTCATCATCGTACTTGTCCAACTCTGCGGTAAAGCAATTTTTAAAGCTCCAGTTGTACCAGAGTTTCCTAAAGCGTTATTAGAGCCTCCATTTGGATATGACAATCTAATACCCTCAATATTATTAAAAAATCCATCACTTGATTTAACCCCATCTGCAAAGTTTGCGCTTGTACCTATTAAACCACCAGTTAATGTTCCACCAGCTAGCGGTAAGTAATTTCCAATAGGTACTGCTCCCGCTGCTGCATCTGCGTAAGCAGTTGTTGCTATTAATGTAGAGTTATTACCAGCTGTTTGAGTTGTTGAATTACCTAAGAATGTTGTAGCTGTTACATCACCTGCAAAAGTTGCGTTTCCTGAACTGTCTATTGTTAAATTTGTAGTACCTGAATTTCTAAATAATAATTCATCTAAAGAATCAATAATTATATTTTCATTAGCAGAAGATTGAATTAATAAATTATCATTCGCATCATCCCCTATAAAATGTGAATCTCCAAAAGTTACATTTCCTGCAAAAGTTGCGTTTGCTGAAGTATCTAAAGTAAGTTGAGCAGTTCCATCTTTTTGTATTATAAAATCATTATCACCTGTCCCTCCAAAGACTCTATTTAAAGTAAAGTTATGTGTTGCGTCTCCGTCAGAATCCTGATATGCGGTTATTGAATTAACCTGATCGCCTACGTCAATTATTGTTTTTTCATTTGCATTTCTACCTACAGTAATGTTACCTGATCCCGCCCCAGTCAGTGCAGTTATATTACCTGCAAAAGTTGTGTCATTACCACTAACTGTTATTGGTGCGTTACCTAAAGTTTCTGAA